TCATATTCTGTTTTCATCAGACTATCAAAAAGTGCTTGCTTCTGTGGATTATTTGCTAAAACTTTTTTTGCTGTATCACTTGGCATTTAATAACCTACAAGTTGGACAACCTTTTTTATATTTATCATGTTTATTACAATGTGATTTAACAACAAACGGTTCTTGTCTGCTAGGGGTTACTGAATCAACTATAAACTTCCATATTTTTCTTAACATTATTTTTTACCTTTATGCTCACTGTCTTTCATAATTTTACCATTAGGCATTTTGTGATAACCTACTTTTATTTCTTTTTTACTTCCTATTTTTAATTTAATAGGTGGTACTTGTGAATTAGGTCCTTTTTTAGGAGCAACAGTTGTTGTAAGTCTTTTATTTTTTATCATAATAAACTTTTATCTACATTAGATGATATCACAACTTCACCACCGTCGTCATAAGATTGAAAGTTACTCAAGAATGGGCTTTTTGCTGGTGCTTTAATTTGTGTTGTTGGTGTTTTGCACGGAGGGTTAGTTCCATCAGGACAAGTGTTATTTATACTATTTGAATTATCTCCACCAATTGTTGCAGGCCCTGTAGTTTTTTTACCTGTGGTTAACATTTCACCACCAAGAACATCTTCTTTTTTTGCTTCTTTTAAATTTTTAGCATTGTATAAACCTTTACTAACCTTGTTAAAAGCGTATGTCAAAGGACCTATGACAGGAACTTGTATTGGACCACTTTTTGCAGTAACTTGATTTGTTTGGTTATTTAGAACATTTCCAGATCCACTCATCGTAGAAGTTTTACCACCTAGATTTGAATCTCTTCTTCCTACAGAAGTATTACCCATAGCAGCACTTTGTGCCTGGTTGGACTTATTACCCATGTCCATACCACCACCTTGAAACTTTTTAATTTTTTTGTGGTTTACTTTCACTCTGCTTCTCCCTGTTTAAATCAATCTTCTCTTCTGCAATTCTAATTCTTTCTTCAGCTTGGTCTTCTGCAGATTCTAATTTCATTTTATCAAGATCTATTCTTTCTTCAAACTCGCCAGCTTTTCTTTCTTCAGATTCCATATTTTCTTGAGCTTTTCTTTGCATATCCATAGCCCTTAAATCTAATTCTCTTTGTTTCAAGGCAACTAATGGATCTTCTTTTTGTCCACCCGCTTCTTCTTGAGCTAATTGAGTTGTGATCTCCGCAATTCTTTTTGCAACCATAGAATCAAACTGTATTTTAAATCCTTGTGGATCCATTTGTGCTTGTTGTTGCATCTCTGGAGATTCTTGTACTAAGTTACCTACTTCTCCGTGAGCTTGTAACGCAATATGATCTGAAATATGTCCTTGAAGCAATGCATACACCATAGGGTTAATTTGAACCATTCTTGATGCCATAAATGCTCTGTGTGCCGCCATATGTGACTCATGATCTTGCTCAGGAAATGCTTTTAACATTTGCATTTGTAATGCTTTAGCATTTTCAGTTGCCGGATCCTCAGGCTGAGGTTGAACTTCTGGTTTTAGTAATGCATCAATGTGTTTTGTACCTAAAGCTTCATAAACTCTTCTGTAAGCCTCTCTTAAATTATGCATTTGTGGATTTGATGCTGCAATTTTTAAATTTTCATTCGCTAAAGTTACTCTTTGCGACATAGAAAAGATATTTGGGTCTGCAACAGGTATTACATCTACTCTATCATCAAAATCTTTTAATTTTACGAACCTATCTGCGTTTGTAACTGCATATGGATACACCGGAGGTAGATAATCAGCAAAAACTTTTGCTAAAAGTCTAAATTCTTGTCTCATTCCATAGTAACAACGCTTATGAATAGCACTCATGACACGAGAACCACGCTCCAAGAGAGCAATTGTAGTTCCAACAGCTCTATTTTGTGAATCTTCACCCGTTTGCATGTCTGCAATTGATGCAAATCTTTGTCCTGCTGCCACTACAAAGCCTAAAAGTTGAAATAAAGTTCCACTTGGCTCTTTAAAAGGTAAAATTTGAAACTGATCTTTAATGTTTCCACCTGGTGCATCAACATCTCTGAACTCTCCAGGTTGAAAAGGTTGGTCATCATCTCTAATTCTTATTCCTCTAGACTTAAATCCAGCAGGTAAGTTAGCTAAAGTACCCGCATCTAATAGTTGTCTTAATGCTTGAGTAGCAGATCTAGATAATCCACCAATCATATGGATTAAACCAAAACCATAGAAGCCTAAACCTGGTAAAAACTTATAGTGAACAAAATATTCTTTTCTTGAAGCTGTATCATCATCTTGATTATAGTTTCTATAAATAGATAATACTTCTCCTGAACCTTCATCGATTGAAACGATGTATGGAAGTTTAACTTCTTTTTCTGCATCTTCTTTTTCAAACTGATTTATGTTTAAATCAATATGCATTTCTAAAATATTGTATTGATATTCTTTTTCTCCTGCAGGTTTAACACCTTCAAGTTCATTTAGTTTATCTTGTACAGGATTTTGTTCAGCTTGTTTTGCTATTAATTCTACATCTCTATAAAATCCAGCTTTTTGTTGTTTAAGAACATCATTCTCTGACATCTTAACAACGTGTGTAATTCTTTCGCAATCTTTTAAATCAGTTGCATAGTAAGGAACAATTAAATCTTCGGCAGGTACAAATTTAGATACCGCTCTTTGTTTAATCTCATCGTAGTAAATCTTTTTAAACGCAGATCCTGCTAATGGTAAATAGAATAACATTTGATCTGTATCTGGAGTGTACTCTTCCATCTCCTCCATCAACATATAGTTCATGAAATCTTTTACACGTTCTGCTTGTTGTTGTGTTTCTGGTGTGTCTGCTCCAATGACAGCTGTTCTTACAGGGCCATCACTTGGTAGTAATTCTTTATAAGCTTGTGCTTGAAATTGTGTAACAGCTTCTGATAAGAGCGGATGGGTAACACCACTTGCACCTTGAAACGGTCTAGTATTATTTACATATTTAAATCCGAGTAAATCTAAACCACTAGTGTAAGCCTGTTCCCAATCCGATCTTGAAACTTTGTCTCTTTTATAATCTTGAATAAGTTCAGCAGACAGTCGACCTAATGCTCGGTCATCCATCTCTTCAGCAAGGTTTCTATAAAAATCTTCTTCAGGTTGTTCTTCTTGAGGGATCTCTTCCTCTCCACCTTCAATTTCTACGTCAACTTCTTCTGTTACTTCATCTTCTTCAGGAAGTTCATTTTGTTTCTCTACTTCAGCCATTTAACAAATCTTAGTTGCCTTGCTTCTTGCTAGTTTGTTTCCTCTTGATTCAACCATAACACCGTTATTAGCTTTAATCATTTTACCGTATTTAGCTCCGTCCATATCGCCTAAACCAATACCTGAATAATCTCCAGCTAATGTTCCACCCATTTCAGATGTAGCATTTGGTCCTGGACCTGTTCTAAGTCCTTTATTTTTATAAACGTTAACCGCATCCATTACTTTTTCTTTTAAGCCTTTTTTCTTTGTGATGTAGTTAATTTTAGACTTATCGCCACCTTCAGTTTTAAGGTATTCTTTCATTTGTTTTTTCTGCCCTAGCATTTTAGCTCCTGCGTATCCCGCAAGACCTGCTGCTAGTAATTTTTTAAGTTTTTTACTTGCCATGATATATCTCCTATTGTTATAACAGGTTTATAATATCATGCAAATATATTTACGACTAGTCCACCCGTGTTATAGGCTTTAAAAGGCTTATCAGCCATTTCTTTATTAACCCTGATAGCATAAGCATCAAAATATAACCTAGGATCCCCTTCCATTATCTTCTCAACATCTCCACCATAACGTCCTGAATAATACTCAGCTTCTTGTGCAGTTTTAAATGCAGCTTTATGTTGAGTTCTTGATTTGTCTGGATTAAGACCAAATTCTTTTTTAGTATCTACTTGTTGTACAACTTTAAAAGGTTTATTAGGATCTGACTTTGCAACCGGTATTGTTTTAACTTCTGAACTATATTCCCTAGCTATTTTATCCATTGCTGCAGGTAGAGTTGCTTTCTTTTTAGGATCTGTAAAACCTTGTATTGGAACTTCATTATCGTTAGCATCTTTTCTAACTACTCCTTGTCTACCCCCATAACCTTTAAAACCTGCTTTACCTGTTCTTGTTCCGTAAAATTCTATGTCCCCTAAATACTTAGTTCTTTTTGCATGGTGTAAGTATTCAACAGGTGAGATGGCTACCCAATCTACACCCCTGTCTGCTGCATCTTTAATTTGATTTTTAAGAGCATGTGCACCCCAGTTCTCTTTTCCGTAAAGAGGTAAAAAAGGAATCCCTTCTTGAGCTTCTCTGTTTGTTATATTGGATAAGTTAAGTGAGTTAGATCTCATTTCTCTAAATTCACTATTTAGTGTATTAAATCTCGCTTGGTCTTCTCTAGTCGCTTTAATCCCTTTAGCTGAAATCGTTTTCATTTCATCAACTATTTTTTCGAGTTTTCTATTTGCCGAAAAGAATTCTATTTCTGAACCAAAGGCATTTTGTACTTTATCTCTTGTTGGGTTAATCTTTCTTAGCTTTTGGTGATAGTCAGATTGTATCTCATCAATCATCATAACTTTTTGATTCTCATTACCCCCACTTCTAATACTACCTCTTACATGATAGATCTGATTAGGGATTGCTTTCTCACCACTGTTATAATGTCTATTAAACCCACTACTTAGTTTCTGCCCCATAGGTAATTCTTTAGGGTAATACACTACATTTTCAAAATACTCATCCCCGCCTTTAATTCTATACTCGCCATAATTTCCATACTTAGTTTCAAACCCTTGTGATTTTTGTAATTGTAGTCTTCTAAAAATATCTATGTCTTTTGCTTTACCTGCTTCAGTAATTCTACTTATCTCTAACGGGTCTACCTCAACTCCTAGACGTCTAACTTGTGGAATTAAAGCTTCGTAACTGCCTATGAGATCACCAAAAGGAGACTTTTCAAAATCAGAGTATTGATCCTCTACTTCTTTAAATTTATTGTACATTAAAGCATTTTGTTTTCTGACATTTTTTTGAAGTGAGTTTACAATCTCTATAACATCTTCTGCTTCTTGGCTGTCCCCTACTTTAGCAATAACTTTGTTTTTTATACCATCTAAACTATTATTAATGTCACGTCCTAGATCCTCAGCTTCATCTACTATTTTGACATCAGTTCCAAGCTTTCTCATTTTTAAATTATTAACAGGTGCTTTTTCTACGATATATAATAAATCCATTTTAGTTAATGGAATCTTCTTTTCTTGAGCTACCTTTAAAAACCCACCTATTAGATTTCCAGCTTTATCAAACTGTGCGAGGTTAGCATCCCACATCTCTTCTTTCTTAACTGCTTGTGATATATTTTTAAATTCAGGATTACCGGTCTTAAAAGATCCTGGACCCCCTGATTTAAAATCTTTAATCCACTCTTCTGGTTTTCTTGCACCTGCAATCGGGTGTCTT